ATCGGTGTGATTTGATCTAACAATATGTGCTTCCTTAGCATTTTCAGTTAAAGCCCAAAGAATATCTTGAGTTGCCTTACGATCAGAATCAAGGGTTTGTTGATAAGCCAAAGGTGTTTTCTCAGCCCAACGGCTAATGGTTTGGAAATCGATTTCATCTCCAACACAAAGAACAGAATCAAACTTCTCTTTGCGTGCTAACTTAATGACATTCTTAACTGCTACTTCGTGATGGTATGGAATCTGTAAATCTGAGATTACCAAGTAACGCTTAATTTAGTCGTCATCCTCATCTGGAGTAGGAATAGTTGGGATGATCCCTTTGTCGCCTACAATCCAGTCAGGCATTGACTCACGATTATCCATTAGATAAAGCGCACAGGACTCACTAAATCCAGCCTTGCGTGCAGCTCTAAACATTTCATGTTTGGCAATATAGAAAACCTCTAATTTACTTAAAGGCTCAGGAGTGTGGCGAACTACTCTCCGGTTTACTTTTTTTCGTTTAGTGTGTTTCCGTGTGTTCGCCATAGCAAAATTATCGCTTACTGATTAAGGTGAACAGATCATCAACACGCTGTTCAAGTCTAGTAATTTGATCTTTCATTGAACTACCAGAATTGGGTTTAAGTTCGCTTAGGAAACTTTTAATAACCCATCGTAGAGCCAGTAATAAAGCGCTTGCGATACTTATAACGCCAACGCCAAATGCGACTAATTCGTTTGGTGTCATGCGTCATTCGATCCAATGCCATATTCTCCCTCTGACTTATCAAGTGCTTTTGCTGCTGGTCCTGCTAAAGCTGCAATAATTACTGAAACAGCAGGATCTAATCCAAGTTCATTACTTGCCAAGAATGTTAAGAATGAAACTAACACTCCACGAAAGTAAGATTTTAGAACTGCCTTTTGCTTATTGGTGATTTTCATTAGTTGCCTTTCAGTAGTGGGATGTCGAACTTCTCGCCTGATTGATTTGGCTTAAAACTTACATGGATGTGCTTATGGTGTGGATTAATGCCCCGATACTTAACCCAACGCCAAAGCGATTTACCTGAACATATTTTACCAGCATGGATTATGTAAGATATACGCTTATCTTTTTTTGCTGTGAGTCGAAGTTGATCTGCCAAAGCATGACTAATCCCTTGTTCGTTAGAAAGGCCAGAGTCAATATCGAGCGCGCAAACTTCTCCGTCTGGTCGTGGGTTGTGATCGGATTTTCGAAGTGCATGTTTACTATCAGAAATCCATCCATCGCTGCGCTTATCGCGATCCATCCATGTTTCATTGATCTGGTCGCGTAGCGTTTTAGCAGCTTTAGATAGGTAAGGCTTCATTAGCCAAGTAGCAATTTTGCTTCATCAGCAGTTAAACCTAAGCGATCAAGGATTGCTGCTTTAGCAATTGCTTTTGCTTCGGCTTCGGCTTGCTCTGCTAATTTTTTTTGTTTATGTATTTCTGCGTGATCTTTAGCGGCTTTTATTTCCTCAGCCGACATAGGCTCAACAATAACTTCGTCAGTTAAAACATTATGTGTGTATTTTTGATTTGTCATATTGCCAATCCATAAATGGCATAATTGCCAGTTATTGTGCCACTAGAAGGTTTTAACCTTATGCCTGTATAAATTCTGTCAGTAATTGTAAAGCCACCAATATAACCAACGGCTTGCGTGTTGTATGGGTCAAAATTTGTTCCTGTGTAAACTGGCTCATCAGCACTTGCTTGACCTACACCATTAAACCAAATTGCAACTTTTGCTTCTCGTGTGCTTGAACCAACATTCAAATGTAATCTTGCCTGAGTTCCTGCCGATACTCCGTGACCAGACTCAGTATTTGCAGTGTCAATTCTGCCAAAACTAGAATAATAACTTGCGCCAGTTTCGGTTGAAGGGCCTGCGTATCTATATTGTAACTCTAAATCCGCATCGTTTACTGATCCAAAAACAGAAATGTATGCAAAATAAGTTGCGTAACTTGTGCTAAAAACATTATCAATATCAACTGTACTGACAGTTGTGAAAGTGCCAGTTGCAATTTTTGTCATGCCACTTGAAGGTGTTGCAGTTGTTGCCCAACTAGGCACGCCACCAGCAACAGTTAAAACTTGACCAGTAGTTCCAATTGGAAGTCTTGTGTTCGTATTAGCAGTTGATGAACGATATTCAATATCGCCAAGAGTTGTTGATGGGTTTAAATTTTTTGTTGTGGTATCAACAGATGAACCAAGCGTGCGAATAGCAGCTGCGCCATCCTTAACCAGAGCGGTGTCGTCTGGTGTTGTCCATCCATAATTGGTAGTGGTTGCCATTTTATCCTTTTCCTATCAGGCTACTATTGTAGCGTATTCCCAAGTCAAACTTGGATCTATTGTGTTCCAAGCCTCAGTTATTGGAACAGTATTCCAACGCATGGCAACTTGGCTAAAGGCTGTTGGTGAAACATTGATTGTTAAAAACAGCTCATTAAATCGAGTGCTCCAAGACCAGCCCTCAACATAACCCTCAAATGCTCCGCCTGAAATTTGGGTTGGTAGATTAGCCAAGTAAACCGGCATTCCCATAAAGACACCTAATAAAGCATCTCGATCTGAATTATCGATTTCTGAATTAGTTATAGGAAAAGTAATTGATTGAAATTTTGGTAATGGGTTTGCTCTTTGAGTAATATAACGATCAGCAATTTCTTGAGCATCAACTGAGCCTTGAACCCTTGAGTTAATTGTTTCGGCTTTGTAGCCATATTGAGCAATTGAAGCAAGATCTGTAGCTGTTTCCTGTGAATTATAGTTATTGCCATAATTAATGTAAATATCATTTCTTACGTCGCCTGAACGCATAACTGTTGATAAGCCAGCACCTAAAGCATGACCGGCATCTAAATCAACATAACCATTTGCTAAAAGATAAATTTGCCTATGGTCTGCATCGGCATAGCCTATGTTTCCTGCATTATCCTCATAAATGTAACCAAAAGCAGAATTGGCAATATCTGCAACAACATTGTAAATCGTGTCAGTTAAATTTGATTGAGCGGTCATTGTGTAAAGACCTGGTTGATCTATTTCGCCAAGTCCTAAATTGACTGCATTCTCCCAAGTTTCAGTTGCATTATAAGTTGCCCAAGTTAAAGCTGCTGGCACATCATTCCAAGTTCCAAGTAACACGCTAGACAAAATTTCATAAATCTGGTTGCCATCCTCATCTTGAGAAATGTTATCATTCCAAATTTCTTTAGATATTCTTGCAAGTGATCCCATCGCAATTATCGTGTATTCGACAACTGTGGCAACAGATCCAGTAGCACCCACAGCAACAGTTACATCCGTAATATCGCCACCAAATAGGCTCACATAAGATCCTGATGTATCTTTGACCTGTAAATCTAAACTGTCATTTATGTCAAAAGGTAAAGTTTGATCATTTAATGCAACTAAAGTAATTTGAACATAAGATGGATTTGGCTGTGAATAAATGTCATCTCGACCAGCCTGATGCTGAATATCGCTAATTGCTATGTCGGTATAATCAACTCCACTGACAATTAGTTTCCAATCAGGATTCCAGACTGTCATGATTACTTCTTAACAGCTGCGCGTGAAAGATATGGGTTTGATCTTGCTGCACTATCATTAACAACTTTAGCAACAGCCCTTGCAGCACCTTCGCCATCAATTGCATTAACAGTTATATTTGTAACACCTTGACCTGTTGTATATGTGCCACTTGCTTTTGGAACTGATGGTAATGATGATCTAGCAGCTGATGGAGCAGGGTTTGGAATTGACCCTACATTGACACCAGGAATTATATTAACCACTCTAATCAATTCATTTGCAAGGGATACGACTAAGCCAATTGCTTCTCTTAGGAATGTAATAAATCCTGAAATGATTCCACTTACTACGCCAATTGCTTTTCCAAAACTTTCAGCACCTCTTTGAGTTTCAGTAAGGCTGGCACTTAATCCTTCATCACCAGTTAATCCTGCAATAAAAGCATTAAGGGTTGGAATGCCTGTATCGTTTAAGAAAGATATAAATTGCTCAACTGCTGGCAATAAAGCAAAACCTAAACTTTCCTTTGCTTCATCAAATCCTACTTTTAAGCGATCAATCTTTCCTTGAAATGTTTCAGCATTTGTAGCTGCTGCGCCACCATATAATTCAGCAAGTTTTGCTTGAACTTCGGTAAAAGATAATGTTGCTAATTCAGCTTTACTTAATCCAAGACCTAACCTACCAAGTGCTGCTTGATTACCATCTTGAGCACGACCTAAAGCATTTGCAACTGTTTCTAAATCTTTACCTGATGCAGCACTAATATCTAAAGCAAGGGTTAATAACTTTTGGGCTTCCTCAGTAGATTTTGTAGATACTGCCAATCTCTGCATGGCTGGACGAAGTTTGTCATCTGCAACACCTGTGGCTAAAGAGGTCTTAAGGATCATGTCCTCAGTTGCCGCTATTTGGGCATCAGTAGCCCCTGTAGCCTGTCTTAAAGCATTGGCTAACCTTAACTGTGCCTGTTCGTCCTCTATCGCAGCCCTGACCCCATCAACGGCTAATTTGCCAGCATAGGCAACGGCAGCAGCAGCAGCCACAGCAAATGCAGCAGCAGCCTTCTTTCCAAATTCACCAATCTTGCTTGAGTTAGTTTCTACGGCTTTATCAGCTTCGCCTAACTTCTTTTTTAAGTCATCAACATCGGCAAGGATTGATAACTTTAATGTGCGATTACCGGTTGCCATTAGACCCATTCCTTAATAATGCGAGTAAAACTTTCTTCCCACTTGTTAATCAATTCAGGCTGAATTCTGCGAAGGGTTGGATAAATGAACCATCCGCGAGATCCACGACCTGACCGCCCAGAATATGTAGGGAACTGCTTGAATTTATTTGAACCAAACTCAACACCACCCCATAGGGTTTGCGTAGTAGCACCACCTGAAAACTTTTGTCTGGCGAATCCATAACTGAATTCACCGATCTTGCTTGATTTTTTAATGCTAACGCCATCCGCGACTCTTTGCGCAACTGCGCCAGCCTTTGTTCTACCTCTAGCTGCTTGCTTAATTTCCTCAGATGCAAAATACGCCAAAGCAGCAGATTGACGGCGTGCTTCATCAGTAGCCTGTTCATCCATAAGTTTAAAAGCTTTGTAAATATCGCGCAGGTCTTTTTTATTGTAGGCGATTGTTTCATTTGCCATACCTCTGCTCCAATACTTCGATCGCTGTTAAAATGTCGTCTGAATCAACCCATTCGCTCATTGGTATTTGTGTGGCTATTGCCAACTCAACCAATAATCTGCTTAGGCTTCCTGCTGGATGACTTTTGGGTCTGCATCACCGACTATTACATCGGCAATAGTTTCCATCCAAGCCTCAAATGGTTTAACTGGTTTTCCAGCAGCTTCGCGCTTATGTGCGTTGTATGCTAAAAACATCAGATCCCACATGCCAAGTTTTTCTTTTGCTTGGCTTATGGTATGACCAGTTGATTTTTCCCATTTAGCCCACTCAGGCGGTTGGGCAATATATGTTGCTTGCTCGCCTGAGTTATATTCAATTGTAATTGGTAACTTCATTTTTTTGCTCCCGTTTCTATTTCTTAACTAAATGTTTCTGTTACTGCT